GCTAGTTCGACTACTTTGGGTAGGGCAGCTATCATTTTCTTTAGTGCCTGGTGGCGATAATCTTCTATTACCATTTGCTCAGAGAGCCATTCTTCTAACTGATATGGCGAAAGGTTATGTGGCGCCATATTCATTAGGTAGCTACGCAGCTGCTCTCGTTCTGGAACGTTGTTTATTAAAGTAGACATCGTGGTTGTCCTTGTGTTGGTTATCTTGTGAGTGGAACCTTGATTTCAGGGTTAGGGTTCAAGCTCGGTTGTAATTGTTGAGAAATGGAGACTTCTACGTAAGCTGAAAACTTACAGTTTGGATTATGGCAATCTGCTACCAGTTGTTTTGTGAGTGGACTAAAAGTGACATGTCGGTTTGTTCTCATGCGCAGTCCGCAATGTGGACAACTGATATATGCTGGTCTTGAAATTGCCATAGGATCTCCAATTGGATTAGTTAACGGTAAACTTACCGCCAGGGAATTGATATTTCACCGTTGGTACAGTTACCTGCTTTTGCTTAAACTGATCTTGACGGTGTTCAACGATGATTTGTTTTGAGCGCTCTACAACAAAAGTGCGTACAGCGGTGGCTTGTTGGCCCATGTCACGGATGCGCATGGCTTCTAGAAAATCATCCAACTCTTTTTGGTTCATATATCCATAAAGGCGATGATCGCGGACGTTGTCCCAATTCTTATGCGCCATGAGTACTCTCCTCATTGTTCGTCTCGACATCAATCAGCGGCTTAAATTTAGACATATAGTCTTCGTCATTCTGCTGGTATAGGTCGATACATTCAGTGACTAGCTCCTGAAGCTGCTTGCCAGAGTGAGTTGACTTAAGGCGTAGGTACTTGTGCTTATCTTCAGGAATACGCACATTCAAAGTGGATCTAGACATCGTGGTGTCTCCGATAGTTATTAAAGTCATTATTGGTTTGTGTTAAATTGCTAACTATCTAGCAACATAATAATTATGACTTATCCAAATGGATAAGTCAACGATAAGGATAGACCCAAATGGATAATTTATCTAGTGAATTAATAGTTAAAATCGGTGAGCGCCTAGCAGACGAGCGTAAGCGCTTGAACTTTACGCAAAAGCAGGTTTATGAGGCGCTAGGTCTAGGCGCAGCTTCACTATCACGCTATGAGCAAGGTAAACGTACGCTTGACTTGATACAGGCGCACGATTTCGCTGCGCTAGGATATGACATACACTTTGTACTGACTGGCAACCGACTTGGCGCATCTGTGTCAGATCTAAGTGAAGAGGAACAGGCTTGGCTTGAGCTGTACCGCCAAGCGGATGATCAAAAGATGCTGATCAAGATGGCGCAGGCATATATTGCTGCTGAGTAGACGTAAAGAGACCGCCACGAATGGCGGTCTCTTTGGTTCACGATTGGGGGTTAGACTTGTTTGCAGTTCCTAATTATTTTTACTCCTGTGCGCTTTTCATATTTATCACAGGATTCATTAAGTAGCCGCGGCTCCCATTTAGGTGTTAGTAAGTACACTTCTTTAAAGCTATCTTTGGTCGATAGCTTCAGTACAAAGTCGTCTACTTTATAGTGCTTATAATTTTCAGGGATAATAACGCCTTGCTTTAATATCTCAGTTGTACTCCTGCCCTCAACTTCGACATACTCAGGGACATAGATGCGTTCGGTTTTACCCATTATCTTACGACTTTTGATGTACGGCGGCTTGAGTAGCGTTGCGTCATCCTTATAGTCCTTGTGCGCAGATTTATTTAAAGATTTTAGGTTGTCGATCGTCGTATGGATCGTAGATGATCCTTTGTCTGTTACCGCTGCAATATCACTGAATATCTGCTCTAACTGTTCAGGGTTGATAGTGACGCTATTTCCTGTTGCGCAGAGCTTTGCTAAGGTGTCCGCGTAGCAGTGTATGCGATAGAGCTCATCGGCAATGGCGTTACTGCTATCTGTAGTTGTGGTATAATCTGACATACTAATTGACTCCTAGAGTTAGTTGGTTAAGTTGATTAACATTTGTTTTGTCAATCAATGGAAGTGTAAAGGCAGATGTATCTTGGCGGATTCGGTCTGCCTTTTTTAATGCCTGTAGATATTGCAATCGACGGTGTATCAATTGCTGTGCGCGTACGTAGTTGTTAATTTGCTGGGTTACGTTCGGTTTCATCGTTCTACCCCTATTAGTCTAGTAGATCAGGTTGTTTGCCATTATTGACCGTCCGTTGAATACTAAGCGCATGATCTATCTGCTTGGATACGACGTGCTTTTGTTGCTTATCCGTTAGCTTGCTATAGATATCGACTAGTACTTTCAATTGTTTGGTATTATCAAAAACGCTCTTATTGACTGCGATGCCATGAGTCTCATAATCATGCAGAGCGTCTGCCCATTCGTGTTGAAGGTTTAGCAAATAGTTGGCTGACTTTATATTTCCATGCACTCTTAACTTGGATGTGTTAACACGGGCTAAATACATATGAACACGGTCAAGACGTATGCATAAAATTTCAATTAAATCGTCCTTTTGGATATTATTTGCATCTGATTGGTTGTCTAGACGGGTCGAGATGCCTCCAATTTCGAGGGTACCCCCACCAGAATTGTCTATTTTTGCTACTAATAATGAGGTAGTTCCGAATAAATCGGCATTATCACCATTAATAAGAGACTTTCTAGCGGTACGCCAATCAGTGCCAATTAAATCAATAATAGGTCTGATGGGAATGTATTGCAGATCGCCAGTGCTATAAACAAACAATACAAGACCATGAAAGTTAATCATTTGAGTTGGATTGGCTTTAAGTAGTGGTGCTTGGTTTTTAGTATTCATTATGATTATTCCTATTGATTAAAGTTGAAAGGGGTGGAAAAATTTGCCACCCTATTATTTATTAGCGCTTTCTTGGTTACCATCGTCCTCCTTTTGTTGCTTGAGCATGGCTTGCTCAAGGTGCATGTTAATTTCAGTGGCTAGAGTGCGATAATTCTTTTCAGCGTTATCTTTCAACCAGCCATGAAGTTCTTCTGAGAGCCTTAGACGGTAAGATATTGGTCTACTACGGTTTGCTGACATTCCAGTTTCCTTTTAGTCGTGTTAATATAAATAACTCTTATGGGGTCATTACGCCTCTACTAGAGGAGTGGTTATATTATGCCTATACTAGAGGCGTGTCAATAGTTTTTGAGGGATTTCATGAGTAAAAATAAACACCCTGACTTTAGAGTTCGTATTCCTGAGGATTTAAAAGAAAAGATACGCACTTCTGCTGAAGAATATAATCGCTCAATGGGCGCTGACATCATCGCTCGTCTTGAAGAAAGCTTTAAGCTAGAAACGCACCCGCACAAGATACCGATGGATGTGAGCGCCTCTGATGATTGGATAGAGAAGTCAGGGCTGACACCTGAGCAGATGGGTGAGGTGATGAAGCAATTAGCGTTTGAGCGTATTGAGCAGATTATCGACGAGAAAGGTGACAATAATGACGAACAACTCTAATGACTGGATGTTTATTTGGCTTGAGCACTTTTTTAAACACGCTACGCCAGTAACTGAATTGCCTGTAGGTTGGTGCGTGTATCGTGAAGCACTCGACTGGGATTGAGCGAATTATAGGTATAAAAAAGCCCTGCAAAATAGCAGGGCTTTTCGTATCTGAATATAAGGGCTTGGGGCTGAAATCCGTACCACGATATACGGCCGCCTTATTCGTGCTATGCCTTATTTCGGCGCTCCCAAGCAAGATTTATTATAACACAACATTATTTCAATGAGGCCAGTAAATCAAGCTGACTTGTCAATCCGCTAGACTTGCCATAGTCGTGCACCGCCTTGTCTACCGTCCATTTCAGCGCATCTATTTCCGCTTTGAACCCTTGTAGTGTGATGGGGCTTTCAGTAGTCACAGCGGGGTAGGCGTAGGCCGTGCTAATACTAAACTTGGCCTGTCTATCTTTGATACGTTTTGATTCCGCTTGCGCGGCGGCATTGGCGGCCTCTTTACTCTTATACGTTCCTTTTAGTTTTTTTGTCTTACTGCCACCTTTGGTATCGACTGTGCTACGTTTGGCAGCGTCTTTATCCTGATAGCTGGCCGATACATTATCATAATCGGCTTGTCTATCTTCTACGCTATAGCGATAGCGGTCACCCGTTTGCTTTGTGATAGTGGTGATGTCTAGCGGATGACCGCTAGCGCTGACATTGCTATTAGCGGTAAATATCAGTAGCTTGCCGTGCTTGATATTTACCACAGCGCCGTACTGATGACAAAGCCGCGTAAGTAAATGGATGTCGGACTCATCGGTTTGATCAACGTGACCGACATTGATAGTAGATAGATTGGGCTTGATAGATAACTCTAGCTGCTGACGCTTGGCAATTATATCGGCGATCTCTCCTAGTGTCTTATTATGATACGACTCGTTATGTCCTGACTTGAGGGATGACTTAAAATCTGCAGACTTAGCGCGTATGCTGATCGTGTCCGGCGCTCCTGACCACTCGCTACTATCTACTATGTAGGTTCCCATATCGACAACGCCGATATCAGCAAACCCCATCCAACACTGTAGACGCACACCGCGCTTAGGAAGCTCCAATGCGCCGTCATGATCATCTAGCGTAAGCGATAGCTCATCAGCGTCCATATTCTTATTATCTGTGACCGTCACACGCATGAGACGTGATATAACCTGATCATTAAGGGGCTTGTTATCAGCACTTAATCTGATGATAGGGGTACGTAGCATGCTTATACCTCTTGTGTTTGGGTGTCTTGCGTCATCGCTTTGTCAGTCTGAATGCGATCATCATCAATACGAGTCAGCTTCATGGTGCCATCTATCTTACGTGCCACGCCGCGATTGGTGATATGGCTGCGCGTTTCATCGATAGCAGTAATTGCAAAGACGCCGTATAGATAGCCGCTGCCGTCAATCAGCACATATCCGCCGCCGGCGTCGGCCATCTCTGACAGATCATCGATAGATTGACGATTGCCGAAGCCGTGTGACTGATAAATCATAAAAGGAATCGTCATCGTCTCTTCACCAGTACCGGTGAACTGATACTGATCGCGCCCCTGCGCTATGCCGTTACTACCATACGACCATGACCGGCTACGCTGTAGCTCGCTATAAGTCATAGTGTCTACATCAAATACAAACTGCCCTAGTGCTAATAGCATTACCAGTCCTCCGCGATGTCATATAGTGCTGTGTTATTGCTCTGGCCGCGCTGTGTCTTAGCTACTTCTTGCGCCACTAGTTGAGCGATTTGCTGTTCGGACTGGCCCGGTTGTGCATTGATAGTGAAATGATTCACTATCGTAGGTTGAGACTGTCCGGTGACTCCACCCATCATAGCGCTTGCCATAATCGGCTTACGGTTATCAAAGCGGATCTCGCTAGTGTCCATCGCTGCGCGTAAGCTGTTGCTGGTTTTGAGCATGGCGTCTACAGGGCTATTATTTGCTAGTAAGCCATTGTTTAGCCCTTGCATCATGTAATCGCCGTAATCCGTGAAGACGCGGCTGGGCGAGCGAATGCCTAGCAATCCTGTGAATGCGCCTTTGACTCTACCGGCTACGCCTTTTATACCCTCAACAACGGCTGACGCTTTGCTCATAATACCGTTTTTAAGGCCGTCCAACATATTAGCGCCATAAGTATAGAACGTCGCACCAAGTCCAGATAAGTAAGACCAAACGGCTGCAAACGCTGACATAAACAAGCTGACAGGGTTGAAGTTCGATAAGAAAGTGTTTAGTGCTTGAATGCCAGTACTGAAGATCGACTTTATCCATTCCCATGCTGCGGAGACGCTAGCGGTAATGGTTGACCAAAGGGCAATAAAGAACTCTTTAATCGGGCCCCAGTTTTTATAAATAAGGTAAGCGGCCACTGCGAGCAATGTAATGGCAATCAAAATAGGATTGGCCATCATCGCCGCGCCAACTGTTTTTACTATACTTAGCATAAACATTAAGGATTTACCAATAAGCGCTACTGCTGACACCACCGCTTGACCAACAAAGCCAAATAATGACCAGAGCATCTTAAGCGGCCCCATTAGCGTACCTAATATGCCTGACAAGCCACCAAGCGTAGCGAATGATGCTCGCAGCAATGCCATAGGGCCTAAGATAGTCAATAATATTGCGCCAAAACTACCAAAAACGATAGCGCCTATTGCCAAAATGCCAAACATCTTGCCAAGCGTGGCCACCAATTCAGGATTTGCTTTTGCCCATTCGGTCATCTTGCCTGTTATGGCAGTAATACTAGTTAGCAGACTACTTATGGAATCAGCGTTTGCTTCATATAAAGTGCTTCTTAGAGCATCAAGACCGCTCATGGTTTCTTTAAATTCGCCCATGCGGTTGTCATTCATAGTTTCTGCAAGTTTGGCAGCCTCACCGTTTGCACCACTTAGTGTCTGAGAAAGTTTTTGCAGTTCACCATTACCTGCTTGCTTTATGAGAATTGCTAATGCACCACTAGCTTCCTCACCAGCGATAGCTTTGAATAATGATAGCTTATCTGCATTACCCATGTTTTTAGTTTTTTCATCAAGTTCCTTTAAAATATCGGGCATTTTACGTAAGTTGCCATTAGCATCCTTTGTTTCAACATTTAGTTTTGCTAAAGCTTTACGAGCCATTGCTGGTGGTCCTGCAAGGCGCGACATTATGGATTTTAGTGAAGTACCACCCATACTAGCTTGTATACCGGCATCAGCAAGCTTACCAGCCATAGCTGCAGTATCTTCAATTGATACGCCTAAAAGGGCAGCGCCGGGTGCAGCGTATTTCATCGTTTCACCTAGCATACCTACGTCTAAATTGGCACGAGTGAAAGCCGCCGAAAGCACATCAGCCACATTGGTCATCTTAGTAGGGTCAAGATCCATACCGGTTAGAATATTACTAGCAATATCGGCAACTTGCGGTAGCTCCATGCCACCTGCCAGAGCCAAATCTAACATACCAGGCATAGCAGCTTTGATGCTATTAGGCGTAAATCCTGCCATAGCCAAAAATGCTTGGCCACGTGCGGCATCAGCTTGGGTAAAATTTGTAGAAGCGCCTAGCATTTCGGCTTGTTCTTTTAATGCCTTGAGCTGTGGACTGGTCTTATCCAAACGAGTGAGTGCTTGTAGTCGTGACATCTCTGCCTCGAACTCTAAGCCTGGTCCTAAGAACATCGCTGCGCCATAAGTCGCGGCTGCGCCACCTGCTGCCAGGCCCATTGCCTTATTGCGCATATCACCCATCTGCTGCGATTGCTGCTGCGCGCGCCTGACGCGATCCATACGCTCACGCTGCTGATCCAGCCGTCTGTTAGCCTCGGCTATTTGATCTGCCAGTCGACTTTGATGACGGCCTAAATCACTGGTAGATACGCCTGCTGACTCAAGCCGTCGCCTGAGTTGTGCTAGCGTCTGGGTCTGATCATTAACATTACGACCCAGTCTATCCACGCTACGAGAGGCCGCATTGAATCTATTAATTAAGGTTTGAGACGGGTTGTCAGTAGACTCAATCTGCTGACGCAATGCATTCATGCGTTGACGTGCTGTGTCCAGTTTACCGCTAGTCTCAGTGAGCTGACGCCCCATATCTTGAAACGCAGTAATTCGATTTTGTGTCGCTTCTAGTTTTTTGACAGCACTACGCGCGTCGTTAAACGCATCGACTGAGCGGGAGACTTGCGACTCAATGCCACGCAGCGGCCCAGAGATATCATCAATGAGCTTGAGCGTAGCCGATAGATCTAAATTACTAGCCATGTCACGCGCCTTTTGTTAATTACTTGTTTGCGTTGGCGTCTTGGAGGGTTCGGATGTCGTTGACGTGTCCATCAGCCGCTTTTGCCAGTTCGATATATCTTGCTGTGCTTTCTTTGAATAAGATTGAGAGGGTAGCGGCGTAGTCAGCGCGGGCTGCGCTGTTTTCACGGGCAATACTGGTGTTGAGGCGGTCAACGGTTTGGTGCAACCGCTCGTTAGCGCGGTTAGTATTAGCAACGTCCAAAGCGATAGCTTCTTCGCGCGCTTGGCTATCGTTAATAGCTTGAATAACTTGCTCATGGCTCTGCCTTTCTATTTTGCGCGCGCGTACTTCATAAGCAGCGCGTTCAGTGGTTAGCGTCAGCTCGTGCTCGGTTTTTATATGTTCGATAGATTGTACTAGCGTATAGACAGAAAACAGCGCAAAGACAAAAAGAGACGACAGCACGAATATGACAATTTCTCTCCAGAATTTTGCTAGTAGAATTGCATTCATGGTTACCGCCTCTTAGTTATTTGTCCGACTCACTACGTTTACGCGCCTTGTCATGCCAAGCCATCAGCTCATCGATATCCATATCATCGCAGTCTGACGGTCGCCAGTGAAACACGACCGCTAGATCGGCAATGACATCGTCTACGCTGTGTGGGATGCCTCGGTTTTCGCGCTCTCGGCCTCTTGCCGTGCTTTCTCCCGTTGCTCCTTGCTGGCGAAAAAACCGACCACCGCTGTAGATAGGCTTAAAAAGTCAGTAGGATCTAAGGCCGCAACTTCGTGTTCTGCTAGTGGTGGCGTGCTGACACGCGGTACAAGCTTGATGACGGTATCAACGTCAAGTTTGAGTAAGTCAGATAGAGATAGGCCGCGTAGTGCACCGGTCTTTGGTTTATTGATATTGACTTCACTGATCGTCATGTCGCCACGCACGATCGG